AGGCAGCAGATCCTCCAGATTGACAAGAAGATAAGTTAGTTAAGTCTGTAGCTGAAGCCTGTGCTCCAAGACTTGCTCTAGCCGTAGCTCCTGACTCTAGAACAAAGTTTGACCCATCTCCAACAATAAAGTTGCTATCTGTTGGAGTTAAACCAGCTATATCTGATAATTGTTGGTCAAATGCCTGAATATCAGAACCGATGGCTAATCCGAGAGCAGTTCTAGCTGCACTTGCACTTGTAGCTCCTGTACCACCATCACCAATAGCAAGTGTTCCTGTTATCGAATTAGCAGCAAGATCAACAGCTATTTCAGCAGATTCAATGACTAGGCCGCCATTAGATTTAAGATCCACAGATAATGTGTTCCCATTTTTTGACAGCCCATCTGATGCCGTAATCTGTCCTGCTCCTGAGAACTGAGTGAAAGCAAGGTTGTTAGTTCCGACCACCGCTGATCCTTTTGAACTTGTACAGACAAACCCATTTTCAGAATTAACAGTACCTTGATCAACAAATACAAATACAGATGACGCATCTGACCCCGCTGCTAGGTCATCAGTCCTTGTCCAAGAGCTTGCTTTGCAGAGATATAGTCCATTTTCAGTTGCAGTACTTTGGTCTTTGACCAATACTCTTTCATCAGCAGAAACAGAAACTCCATCAATAGTTTGTGTTCCAGATAAGGTAAGATTTCCTGTACTAGCGACCTTGACGGCTTCTTTGATATCTAATCCTTGAGAAACACCGTCAACATACGACTTGCTGGCCGCATCAGAAGCAGCACTAGGGGTTGCTAAGTTTGTTATTTTTTGACTATTTAAAGATACAGCAGCAGAAGGTGCTGTCATCTGATCTAATCTTGAAGTCCTAACTTGACTATCAAAATCAGAAACTTTACTTGCAGTTAGCGTTGGTACGTCTGCGACAACAAGTGACCTAAATGTAGGTGCAGCAGCACTTCCAGTGGTAGGACCAGCTAATACAATATTTGCGTTTCTAGTTGTTGCCTTATCAAAAAATGCTCCCTTACCACCAATGGCTTCAATACTGGTAGCAGATCCACCTGCACCACCTGTGCCTTTACCAATAACTAAGACCTCATCTCCTTCTCTAAATGCTATCTCAGCATTTTCAAGAGAAGTTGGGTTAGACGATCCAGTGGATCTTTTTATTCTAATTGTATTAGCCATCAGAAATTACCTCCGTCTACGAGTGTTAGTTTGGTAGTAGTTGAATCTAGTTTAACCTTACCAGAAGCAGAATCATAGTAAATGATTGAACCATCTACTTTTGCACTATGATCTAAAGTTAAGTCAAAACCAGGTCCTTGCGGACCTTGGGTTGCCACAGTTACAATAGTAGAATCACCTTCATTTACTGTAACAGTATTTTTAGTGGTAGTTATATTAACGCTTGTCATGCTGTGTAACCCTCACTTGTAAAGATGTTTCCTTCTAAATAATACTCTTTTAATCCAGAAGGATTAGTCAGTAATACGTCATATTTTAAAACACTTGGACTAAAGGTAGCCGTTTGGGTGTCTGTCAAAGAAATATCTATCGTTCCAGTGATCCTATTGGTATATGCGACAGCAAAATCTGCGTATTTTGTGGTTCGAGTTTCCTCCCAGACCTGTGCCTCTACTGTAAACCCCGTTAAATTTATTGCAGCATTGTTTCCATCTTTAAAGACAAGCTGAATACTATGATCTGATCTTCGCTGAACAGTCATATTATATGTGCCAGGTTGAATTGCCATTAGTTATACGGAGATGTTCCAAGTATATCAGTTTTCCATTGTGCCTTTAAAGCATCAGTATTACTAGCAGCAGCTATACCAGAGTCAGCAGGGGCATCTCTTAATGCTTGTTTTTTAGCAACAATATCTGTGGTACTAGAACTTGTCTCTAATGCTTTTTGAAATTCAATATCAAGTTCTGCAAGTTTTGGTGTTCTTGCTGCTCTTATATTTGTTTTGTGAATTTCTCTGGCTTTCGCCATATCAATACCAAATCCCATAATTTACTCCGTATAAGTCCAAGCGTTTCTGAAACTCCTGTCTGTAGGAATAGCAGACTTATCAACAGTATAAACCGTCTTACCACTAGGGCAATCTTTGGCTTTTATTTGATCTAAAGTTAAATCACAATTATCTGCTGGAACAACAATAGAAATACCACCCTCATCATTCTCATATATAAATCTTTTGTCTGAATTAGCCATAAGTTTTTTCTTTTAGTATATCAAAAAATCCTTAATCGCCAAAAACAGCACAACAATTAAGTTCACTGTCTCTTCCATATGGTGCATCTCCATGAAACTGACTTAAAACTCTGAATGTTGTTGTTGTAAAACTATTGTATAAACCTAAAATCCTAAAAGGATCTGTAGAAGACTGACCTGATGCTCCTGTTACAGCATAATTTGTATTGCTCATAGCGTTAGTCAAAGTTATAGTTGTATCCCCAGTACCATTATCTGTTATAGAGCTAACATTAAAACTATCTCGCATTGCAATTGTTCCAGTTCCATTAAAATTTACCCAGGCCTTTGCTATACCCTGCTGAATGTTATCAACAGTTGAAGCATTACCACCACTTGCATTTTGTATTGTATTAACTTTAAGTGTTGACATAATTAATTAAGCAAAGATAGCAACAAGGACATATTCTGAGTCGGCTCTGTTTGCCGCAGTTCCTCCAGCTTGCGAAGTGAACAGATCAATAGCACTAGCCGTAAAGACGGAATTGCCAACAGAAACATAAATATCCTGTCCAGCGTTGCTTCCTCCCTTGCCACTTGCAACAACAGAATAATTAGCATCAGCAAAAGCGGTTGTATAATTAACTGTATAATTGCCAGTTCCATTATCAGTAATTGAACTTACGTTGAAGTTGTCTCTAATAGCTACAGTTCCAGTTCCGTTAAAGTTAACCCAAGCTCTACAAAGAGTTCCTATTTCCGTTCCACTTGTATTCTGAAATACAGGTGCACCTGTACCTAAACTTTTAACAGTATTGACAGATAAAGTACTCATCCTGATACCTCAAAAACTATTAAATTAGCTGTGCTATATAAATCATTAGCTATACCTCTTTGATTAACTGTAGCCTGTCCTGTCCCATTAGTCCTAATCTGATATTTGTATGTTATGTCTGATAGATTACTTAAATTTGTTTCATCAAGATGATGATATGAATAGCTAAAAGTATCACTTGTATTTGCACCAAAAGCCAATGTAGATGTACATGGATTCGTACTGTCTGAATTTTGTGCAATAGGAGTACTATTCCTAAGTAAATTTAAGAAAATTGCTGTTCCCTGTGCACTTTGCCCTAATGTCATGCAAGTCATTATTAAAAACTTACTAGAAGTTGAAGAAGGTGTAATCGTAACACTCAATCCAGTTATATCTCCAAAAGTATTTGTTGTATGGATTGTTGTACTATTTGTAAAAACAGGTTTTACTTGAATAACACCGCCATAAGCTCCTGTACCAAGGCCACCTGTAGGAACAATACTATTTACTTTAAGTTGGCTCATAAGTTTATTATATAGACTTTTATACTACAGTCCATGTCTCACCAGAACCAACTGTAACGGTTACTCCGCTCTGGATTGTAATGGGACCAAAACTTCCCGCATTTTTACCATTTGTGATCGTATAATTTTGAGTTATAGTTTGATCGTTTTCCCAAAAAATTTCATCAGACCCACCTCCAACTGCACCTGCACCAGCAGCAGCCCAACTTAACGTACCAGATGCATCTGAAACAAGAGCATAACCAGCAACAGCAGCATCCGCAGAAGGTAAAGTCCAAGTTAGACTAGATGAAATGGTAGATGGTGCTTGAAATCCTACATAATGACTACTATCAGCATCAGCAAACCTAAGATCATTCTGAGCCTGTAACGTCAATCCATTAGCATCAAATATCATTTGTTCTGTGCCACTAGAAGAAAATCCCATTACATTTGCAGATTTTCTAAACAAACCTAAATCTGTATCGCCATCAAAACTTACAGCAGGAGCACTTGCTGTGCCAGAATCATCAGCAAGAAAAGCACCTGTCATCGTGCCACCTGCTCTTGGTAGCAAACCTAAATTATCACTGTCAATACTTCCTATTTCAGTAAAAGCACCATTAGTTGAATTTCTTATTTTTAAAATTTTACTTCCGCTTGTATTTAAAAAAAGCATACCAGCTACGCATTGACTTGCAGCCAAATCAGTGGATTTAGAATTACTAGATTGGATCGCAGCAAAGACAGCGTTTAAATCAATACGGACGTTAGCTCCAGATGCATTTTCTATTGTGTAATTTGTTACGTCAGCCATAGTTAATAACTATTTTTCTCCATGTTACCCTCCTTTGCCGAAACCAACAGCATTGTAAGTAAAGTTCCTATCAATACTAGCATTACTTGAGTTCTTGAAATGAACTGTAAAGCCAGTTCCAGATATATTAGTTAGCTCAAAGAAATCACCCGACGCCATATTTTGAGCAGAAATATGGACAGAGGGTAAGAAACTATTCAGATTACCAAGTGCAGACGTTCCAACAAAGAATGGTGCTGCGAATGTAACTACCTTTGCTCCTGCTCCGGATGCAATAACAGATGATTGTTCAGTTCTTGATGGCATTGTTGCTGTATATCCTGCCTGTTGTAAATTCATATTCTGTGCAACGTCAGCAGTTTCTAAAGTAACTCTAAACTGAAAACCTCTGCCATTAAAAACTCCATTGGCAAAATCATTAAAAGATGTATATGTAGGTGAACTACTGGGATCATCTGTTGTAGTTCTTACCGCTATTTTTGCATTGGCGTCATTGGCAACTGTTCCATCAAAATCTGTCCAAGTATCTATATTATCTGTTCTATTATCAAATTGATCACCTACATAAAAACCAACCCCTTGAAAATGTCGTTTTAATGTAAGAGAAAAAATGCCACCTAAATCTAAAGTATCTTTAAAATCATACGTACCTCTCAACCCTCTATCAACAGATACATTACCTGTATGTATAAGTTCAGCAGCTAAAGATTTTACTGCTGTGATTACAAAAACATTTGCATTTGTAATACTCGTAATAATAAATTTTCCACTTACTGCATCTCCAGAAGTAAACCTAAAATTTAAAAATTCTCCTTGAGATAATCCATGCGAACTTATAGTACAAGTTATAGTTGTAGAATTTGTTGCTTGACTATATGTTCCAGATATAACTGCTGCTGGATCAGTCAGAATCAAACCACCTTTTGAACTACTGTATTCAGTATTAGTAAATAAACTGGATGTTGTGTTGTTAAATGGGGGACTATCAGTATCTTCTCTATCAGTTTTGACAGTAATGGAATCTAAAATATTTACACTAGAAATCGTTACACTTGCTGCGTTCTCACTAAATCTGCCACCATCGTCTTGAAACTTTAATAAATATGTACCAGCCAAAGCAGGAACAATGACTTCTGAAGAGTTACCTGCAACAGCCTGAATAATATCCTGTGAAGATTGAAAAGTTGCACTGCCTCCCGTTTGATTTGTATGTCTTACATAAACACGACCACCATGCAAAACATCAACTGCTGTAGCTTGTGCAAATCTAAGTCTTATGACTTGTTCATTGATAGGTTCAATAGTTAAGTTAGTCACATCTTCTGGTAAAGCAGTTTTACCAACCGCCGTAAAAGTAGTTGTAGTGGCATTTGTTGATAGCTCAAGAGATAAGTTATATGCAAAAACCTCAATAGTATATGTACCTTTCTTTGTATCTAATAGTTCAAAATCGCTACTGAATACTACCTGTGACACATAATTATTATCTTCAAATTTATAATTCACCAAATACTGAGTTACCCCTATTACAGGTTGCCAATCTACTATCAACTTACTTCTGGCAATACTATTAATAACTACTGTTTTTTCTGTAACGCTAAGATTACTTGGAGGTGATGCAGGTGCATTTAATAATGAAATATTTCTGACAGGAAGAGGTGTATTATCTTCTATAAATGCATACTTACCTTCAACATAAGTTAAAGCTGTTATCACATAATTAATATCATCCTGTTCTTCAACTTGTATTACTCTAAATAATTGAGTTTTTAGTGTTGTACTTGAAATAAGATATGGTGCATTAGCGTTTGGTGCAGAAGAAAAAGCAGAACTAACTGTTATAACTGCTCCTGTAATATCAGAGATACTTTTTGATTCAACAGTTCCATCGGGCAGAATAATACTAATTGTAGGATTATCATTTAAGGCAGGTAAGGTCGTTTCTGATTCTGCATCTATAGTTATTGCAGTTGTTGTCGCAGATACAACACGACCACCTCTTCTTACTCCTGCTCTTACTGGATCATTTACCTCAATCACAGATCCAGGTCTTACAACAACACCAGAATCTATAGAAGTGGTAAAAGTAATAGTTTCAGATTCATTTTGTTCAGCGAAAAGTATTGCACGGCCTAATCTTGCAGCTTGATTACGAGAAGTACAAGCAAATGCTTTCACCTGTTTAACTATCGTTCCAAATTTAGATATGGCTGTCGCATCTTCTACAACTTCAAAATCAATCTCTTTTGAATCCATATTAAAATAGCTAACAGATATAACACTATGTCTAGTTTTTAAACTACTACCTGAGTAGTTGAAACCACCTTCTCCCACATTTGCCAAGTTAAATAAATAACTGGCTGATGTTGGCTTATCTTGAGATATTGTTATACCACCAGCAGACCATATAGGCATACATCTCATTACACCTGCCAAGGAATTTATCGCTTCAAAAGCTTCTGTTGGACTTTGAATATTTACGTTGCAACTAAATCTAGCTTCTTTTGCTCCTGATCCTGTACCATCATCAACTTCTTCATTAGCAAACTTACTTGCTGCTACAAAACTAAATAGGTCTAAATTACTGTCCGTAATATGACTACCTAATCCATATCGTGTGTTAGTAAGTAAATCAAGCAAACACATTGCAGGGCAGTTAGTGTAAGTGGCTGCACCCATTACCCCATTAAAAATATATCCACTGGGATAAACTATTCTTCCTGTCGCATTATCAACAGTAGGAGTGCCAGAATTAGAAGCACCTGCTCCAGGTATTCTTACTTTTACTCCCCTTATTCGATACTTTCTTGTAGGCAAACGATTGAAAGTTTTACTGTCAAGTCTTAAAGCAACATAGGCACTATTAGCATAAGTTGAATTATTATCTATAACTTCTTGAATACTTGTAAACTGGAAAGCATTTACTCTATTTGAATCTGTGCTATCTGCTGTAACTCGAACCACTCGTATATCTACGGGGAAATCTCCAGTAAGAGTTATTCTATGATCTCTCGAATAAGCATCTGCTGTTCTACCACTGACAGAAGTACTTATGACGTCAGTAAAACCTCCAGAGTTGTATTGTACTTGTATTTTATATTCAACTGTATCTCCAAAGATATCGCCATCGTCAGCAAAAATCTGTATTTGAGGCCAAGTTAAAGTTACTATTACAGCATCTACATCTGTATTTGTAATTTGCCTTGTAACAGGAGCAGATGTGGTTACAGTAACCCCAACACCCGTAGGTGATCTGCTCTCCGCAGGAATACCACTCATCGCAGTTTGGTTTGACGTTCCAAATTTAGATTTAAAAGTTACGTCTTGAAAGTTAAAGTCAGTATTGGCAGGACTAGAACTTGTAGCTGTAGCCTTCAATATTGGAGTGTCATCAAGAAAAACATCTTTTAAACTTGCATTGTCATAAGCTGTAGTTCCTTTTGTAAGTCCTTCTTTTGAGGCTGAAGCAAAACCCTCTATTTCACCTTCAGATATTAAGTCTTGAACAGTAGCAAACGCTCTGCTATGTAAAGTATCTGGAGCACGATAAGGAGGAGGTGGGTCTTTAGGCCCAAATAAAAAATTAAAAAAAGCACCTCTGATTATTTTAGGTTTATCTGTCATGCGTCTACCTGATTAGTGTCAACTGCTGCACTTATTACAACACTTCCTGTAAATATTTCACCATAAACTATTGGAACTGGAGTTCCAGCACGAGATGTATTTTGTATTCCACCAAAATTAAATGATAATTGTGGGTCACCTTCGTCAAATTTGGGCTTTTCGTCAGGAAACAGCATTTGACTAACTCCCTGTATCATTAATCCCATGCCAAGATTCGCAGCAAAAGTTCCATAAACACCTAAACTAAAGGCGTCTGTTCCTATCGCACCAAAACCTCCTCCAGAACTTATTGCAAATCCAAGAAGTACTGCACCTAAAATAAATCTACCAAAACCTCTACCTGCTCCACTTATAACTGGTATAAAATGTATATCTTCTTGTCCAATAGGATAACCAACTTCATCTTTATCAATATCATAATTACCGACTTTTACTTGATAATACTGTGGACTCATGTGTTCTTCCAAATCAGGAAAGTTATGTATTAAAAAACTTACAGCCTGTGCAACGCTACTAACTTTTACCTCAAACTCTTTGTGTCCAACAAACTCTGCTAATTTTCCATATAGTTTTACTTTACGAAGCATAACGATACCTACCTCCTGTACATTTTAACAACCATTCAGAATAAGGTTCTTTACATGACAGTCTATCCGTTAAATGGTGTAATACATCTCCATCTAAAAATATCGCTACATGATTTAAGCCATTACATAAAATAGACATGAATAATAAATCACCATTCTCTAACTTCTCTTCTTTTCTTAATTGTCTAAAACCAGTTCTCCATGCACATCTTTCAAACATAGGATCTTTATAAAACTCTTCTGGTGTTAAAGGTCGTTCCCAATCTCTTAACTGAATACCTTTTTCTTCCTTGTACCAATCTCTTACTAAGCTCCAACAATCAGTTACACCCCAAACCCATTGCCTTCCTAATATTGGTGCTTTATATCCTGATGGTTCTAAATATCCCCATTGTTCTGTTTTGGGATTAACTATATGCCACGGAAGTCCACTTTGCTCACAACTGATTTTATCTGCCTGACTTGCAATAGGAGGAGTTACAGGATGACTATGAACTACAGCTACGATCTCACCTGTCTTATCTGCTCTAACGTAATCTTCTGGGTCTAGAATAAAACATTGATGATCTGTTAGTGAAAGGTTGCGACAAGGAAAATACCTTTCTTTACCTTTTACATTTAGTAACAATCCAACAGCTTCTTTAGGATCTTGGTCTTTCGCATGAATCAATGCTTGTTCTTTCCAGTCCATTAATTAAACGTACCAATAGAAGGAAATATAGAGCGAGTTGCCTGACGACCTGGTATCCGAACACCAACGAGATCAGTAGGTGCAGCAAGTTCAAATTCTACTACTTCTCTGTTTTCTGCTGACTTTCTGTCTACCGAGTAAATCTCTTTAGGAAACTCTGCGTTAGGATCTGCTGTTGCATTTGTATTGTCAGCAAAGTTTACAGCATCAATAAATTTAGCAAGGGTTCTTATTCTTGTTACAGTAGCTCCAGTAAGATCATTACCTGCCGTAGTTTCATTAACGGATAAAAGAATAGCAGAAATAATCCCTGATCCTTGAATAATACCTGCATTACTTACTGTCATTTTCGGACGAGGTAGTTGTCCTTTTTGAAAAGCAAAACCTGATACCTGTATAGGAAATCTAAGGTATGAATCACCATCCCAAACTATTTCACCGTTAGCATTTAGACTACTGCCAGCATGAAAACGAAAGATATCATTCGATCCATGTAAAGATGTCGATAACTGCAATGTGAATAGTTCAATAATTGCAGAGGGATTTATAGATTGTAGATTACTGAATACTGCTGAATTAACTGACATTAGGATGCAGGTTCAAATACTTCTCTGAATGTAGCTTGGATCGTAGCTCTATTGTTATAAGGTATCGACTTACTCCAACTTTCGCAAACAAACTGTGCTGAACTAGCTTCTCCAGGTGGTGTAAAAGTAAAGCTGGCACTGTCATTTGCTCTTGCATCTAAGAAAGTTTCTATGGTATCTGAATCTGTCTCTGAAACATTAAAAGTAAAATTAAATACTTTGGGATTTTGATGTGCTGCTATTCCAAATAATATTCTGTGTTCATAGCCATCAGCGAAACGAATAGTGCGTGTTAATGGTGCTGAGTTTTTTCTTTGCCCGTATGTTGGGGTGATCGAAGGGAAGGTAGCCATTATGAAAGTAAACCTCCAGGACGTTTTTGCTGTATTAATTCAGATTGTACTGCAACTGAGATAAGACGACCAAGCTCTCTACCCTGCTGTTCATCACCTTCAACAGAAGAACCAGAAGCATCTACGTTTACGACAATACTTGTAGAACCACCAAGAGCATGATTTGGTGTAATCATTCCTGATACTCCAGGTGTGAATAGTTCTGGCCCACGTTCTCCTACTAAATAACGACCACCACCTTTGACAGGACCTCCATTTGCATTACTACCATCTATTACTGTTTCAAGAAATCCACCTCTTTGAACAATGTTAGCTTGTTGTGCTGTGTAACCACCACTCATAAAATCCGTTCTATTAAAACCATCAGGACCGATACCAAACATATTTGAAAATATTCCCATAATTCCTGATCTAATCTGTGCAGCTAATATTTGTGCTGCCATATCAAGAAAATGATCTGCTGTGCGTTGAAATAGATTTCTTAAGGCTTCTTGGGCAGTCATAGATCCACGAACAATTCCTTTAAATGATTCAGCAAAAGAACTTCCTATACTTTTACTTAAAGAATCAACTTGTCGTAAAGGATCTAATAATGCTTTTAATTCATCTTTAGGTGCTTGAATAATTGCTTGTCTTTCTAATTCTTCAGTAATATCTCTTCTTAATTGCAATAATTCTCTTGTTTGTTCTAATTTATCTTCATTATCAGAAATTAATTTTTGAACTCTTTGATCTCTAAAATATTCTGCTTTGAACTGTTGAGTAAATCTTTTTTGTTCCTCTTTCGTCATTTTTTCTAATATTCCCAAAGATCGCACAATGCCATCCTGATCTTGATAGAAAAACTTTTTGTAAATAGCATCTGCTTTTTGTCTATCTTCATATGTAACTTTTTCTATTTTTTGTATTTCTAAATTTAATTCTTTTTCCTCTTTCAATCTTTCTAAAAATATCTTTGCTTCATTTAAACCACCTTTATTTAAAACTTTTAATGTTTGTTGTGCTTGTGTAATACTTATTTCATTTGCATCTATTAACGGTTCTATTGCCGATATCAGAGAGTTTGCATCTTTTGAAATAGAAGCATAAAGTTTAAAAGTAGAAGGATCTCCAAAAACTTTAGCTAAAATAGTTCTTTGTGCTGCATCAAAACCTCCAAAAGCATTAACAGCTTGTAAAGCTTCTTCTTTCGTTAGTTTTAATTGTTTTGCTAAAGCAGTAATTTGACTTGCTGTGAATGTAGAAGTTCCACCTGTATCTCTTATAGAAGTATTTACTTTATCAATTTCTTTTCTAAAATCTATTGCCTCTTGTATTCTTTGTGCAATTACAGTACCAACAATAGATAGAGAAAATCCAAATTGACCACCTATTGCACCACCAAGAGCACCACCAACTCCACCACCAACTGCTCCTAAAGCTCCTTGCCCAAATAACAAAGGAAATCCACCACCAATAGCTGCACTACCAATAGCACCCCTAGCTCCACCTCTAAAGAAACCTTGTCCTTGTGCTGCACTTCCTCCAGCAGTTTTAGTAGTTTTAGCTAATGTTTGTGTTGTAACAACACGTTCTTTTAAAGCTCTATTTTGTGCCCTTTCTAACCTTAATTGACCAGCTTTAATATTTCTTATTTCTTTATTTGCTTTTTTCTCTTTTAAAAAGTTTTGAAAATCTAATTTTTTTTGTATTGCAGTTCTTCTTGCTCTTCTTGCAACTGTTTGTTGATTACGTCTTATTGATTTTGCAACAGGATCGCCTGCTAAACCAAAACCAAAATTACTAGCTTCTCTTCCTGCTCTACTCATATTTATATTAGACATCAAATTATTTCTAAAAGTTCCTCCTGCAAATAAACTTTGAGCTTGTCCAGGTCCTATAGCAGCATCAAATCCAGGAAATATAGGAGATGTCAAAGGACTTGATTGACCTCTAAATCTATTTCCAGCGTTAGCTCTTCTAGCTTGATTTCTTTGATTTCTACGAATTGATTTAGAAACAGGATCATTAGCGATTGCAAAACCACTTGCTGATTTGCTAAAAGCTGCAAAATTGTTTTTATTTAATTTAATTTGTTCTTCAATTAATTTATTTTGTCTTTCTCTTGCTGAATTTGCTAAACCTAATGCGTTTACAAATTGACGAACTGCAAAAGTTTCATTTTGTGATCCTAAAACTGCACCATTTAAGGCAATATTAGCCTTTTGTAACGCAGAAGAATAACTATTAACACTTTGAGTGACTTTATTGAATTTTTTTGCTGATTCATTTAAACGTGTAACTGATTTTAATGTACTTTCTATTCCCTTTGTAAGTTTATCTAATTGCTGCCTACCTTTTATACCTACAACAATATCTACGTTATAATTAGCCACTTGCTATAAAAACTAAAACATTTCTTCTATCTTACCTTCTTTTACCTCTTAAAGCATTACTTCGTTGTGCCTGTTCTCGTTGTTTTTCATATTCTTCATGTTCTAATTCAGTATAAGCAGCCCAACTTATCATTTCCTCAATAGTCAAAGTATCACATAGTTCAGCTACAGTTTTATGTAACATCTTTGCTAGTGAAAATAAAAACTTCCAATCGTTATTAGCTTTTTAAATCGGCTTTAGCCTCTTCAACCCCCTTGTCAGCACCAGCATT